TGTAGGGCTGTTTCCTAAGCCACTCAACATCAGAATCACATTGTCCCGCATGAGAACAAGCAAGTGCATCATCTAGGTTTATGCCCAAATCAATTCGACCACAGCCGCTAAACCATGAAATAGTGTGGCTCATACTGCCACCTCTTGATTCAAAATTGCCTCAATTTCACGCATTTGCTCAGGGCTGACATTCAGCCAGTTAGTTTCACCCCTAATAGTGCGGATTTTGATTCTAATTTGCCCGTTTTTTTCATCTACTGCATTAGAGTGATTCAAAGGGTAAAGCAAAGCCTTAAATAGTTGGGTTTCGATGTAATTCATGTTTAAGCATTTCATGTTAAAAATTTGATTGGATTTCCTGATTTGTCCCAAAGGTCAAACCATGTTGACATTTGGCAATGGTCACATTTGATGCAGTAGCGGCCTCGCCCCTCTGCATAGCCATCATCTTTGATTTTTTTAGAATCAAGGGGTTTCAGGCAATGCAGACAGCCCCAATGGGCGGCAATTCCCGCATTTTTATAATGTGGAAAGTCGGGCGTTTTCATGCGTAGGCTGTCCAATGGCTTGATTCGTACACTGCCTTTTCACCAATTTTTGCCAATGGTTTCATGCGGTAAGCACTTGCGAAACTGTAAATTCTGACTGCTGGTTCTTCGCCATAAGTCACCACTTTTTTTCGCATTGGTTCGCCCCTAAAACTGTCAACGCATGGGACACATTCGCCTTGCATGGACATGGTTTCTTCAGACATTTGACCAATTTCCCGAATTTCCACAAAAGCCCCTATTACTTTGGTGCATTGGTAAAAATCGACATTGGTTTGGTCATAACCCCATGAACAGCGAAAAATATCGCCTACCTTTACATCATGCGGCCTATTGCGTTCGGCCTTATATTTGGCTTTTCGTTCATCCCAAGCCATAAAACCTTGCAAAGTTTCGTCAATTTTGTTTTTTAGGCTTGATTCATCTTTAAATCGATAGTGCCAATCGCATTTTATGCGTTTACCACCATAAGCTATTGCATAGAGTTTTCCATCTCTATTGATGCTATAAACCTCAAACCCATAGCGTTCATCTTTAGCGTGTAAAGTATAACCTTGCGGTATCCAGCGAATTCTATCTTTTTCCATGTCAACACCTATTCAAAAAACACAAGGAAAGCCCTTGTAAGCCCTTACATTATCAAAATGCAAGCCAAAGGGGACAATATCCCCAATGGTTTGCACTCTTATTCTGTGACTGTTTCAGTCTCTACGGGCTTTGTTTTTGACCGATAGCACCATTCTGGCACACTAGCACCAATTCCATCACGCATTGGCATAATGATGCCGATAAAATTGTCAACACCGATATTCACAATTCCTGAGCTATTTCCTCTTTGAATCAGTGAAATAGTAGGGTTTGCGCCTTTGCGAGTGCCTTTAATGTCGTTTGCGGCTTGCTGAAATGCCATCAAATATTCGGGGTTATAACCACTGGGTGCTTCTTCTTCTTTTTTTAGCACCAAAGGAACTACACGATCACAATCGGGAAAAGTGCCATCAATGGCTTGAAATGTATAGGTGTTTAAGCCATCAATAACGCTGATTTTCACGCCTTCAACTTCAAAATGTAACCATCCGCCATCGCCATTTTTTACAGTGCCGCAAAGGGTTTTAACTGCATCCAATGGCAAAATAATGCTATTTTCTGGCATTGGTTCATTCATAACCAATAATCTGCCCATCATATGACCATTGGTAGCTTCTAAGTATGTGCCTCGTGCATTTTGCACAATGTGAACCCCTACAAGGTAATAGCGGAGTTCTTTTGTTGCCGCAAAACGGGAGATAGCTTTGAGTTCTTTTTTGAGAATTGAGAATTTCATTTTTAACACCTATTGAAAGCCTAGGAAAATGCCTAGGTGATAGGATACTGTTTCCAATACCCTATACCCTAGAATTTAAAACCTTTCAATTATCAGAATGACAGTTAACACAATGGCGGCAAAGCCGCACACACCCAGCACGATAAAGTCGATTTTGTCGAACATGATTAAGCCCTCGAATTTTTGGCAATATTGGAAAATGCTTTGTAGTATTGCAATGCGGTCTTATAGTCATCGCATCGAATTTTGTCATGTAATTCTGTTCCAATATAGCATTGGATTAGATACATACCCGATGGAAACAATTTTTCGAATGTCGCATAGCCATTTTTAAATTCTTTAATTTTTGTCATAGTCTTAACTCCCATTGATTGAATGACGATTGAATGATAGATTTTGTCCGACAGAATACAATAGGGGAAAACCCCTAAAGTATTCGATTATTGGATTTTGTTAGCCCATGCGATGCCTGAATCAGTGGCGTGATAGGTTTGACAATCGGCATCATGTGTTAAAAAACCACTACGAACAAGGGTATCCATGATTGATTGAAACTGATTTAATGTTGCCCCATGCCCCATTAAAGCAGAATAGATGATGCCACTAGGCGCACCGAATGAGTCAATATTGCATGATTCTATGATTCCCTTTGCAATGCTTTGCAATGCTTTGATTTGTTGATTTGTCATTTTGAACACCTATAAAATAATGATTGATTGAATCCCTAGGAAAACCCTAGGCATATAACCCCTAGAATTCTAAGGGTTATAAACCTATTGTTTACTGAATAGGGCTAGTTTGCGAAATGTGAAATACAGTAGATGCACGACACAATTTTGTAGGCAAACCCGTGATTTTGTCAGTGGCATCTATCCATGTAACTACTTTTACGCCATGTTCACCCTTGTTTACTTGGCGGCCTAGAGCTTTCCATGCATTGTATGTAAACACATTTTCTCTAGGGATTATGTCGTTAGGGTTTATTCCCTTGGCAATAAATCCAGTAATGATGCTAGGGTAATTCAATAATGAATCGCCATTTTTTGCCCTGTTAAGGCTTTCCAATTGTTGCAGTTGTTTATCCATATGAACACCTATCAAAAAACCCTAGGAAAATCCCTAGGTGTTAAGGCACTGATTAACAATGCCTTAAACCCTAGAATTTACCCTTCGATTAAATCAAAGTAATGACGCACTCCGTCATTATCCTTGAAGTAAACAGGGTGAATTGCTTCATTGATTGAATCATCTAATGATTCGCTTGTTGTCCCATCGCCATATTCACTGCCCAAATAAATAGCATTGTTAGGGATAGATTCATAGTTGAAAAATTGTTTCATGTGAACACCTATTAGTTGATTGATTGAACACTAGGTTTTTTTGTCCTAGTGCTTGTATTATCGTTACTGTCCGACAAAATAACATTAGGATAAACCCTAATTCCCACTATATTTATATCTATCAATCTAGGCTAATCAATAGGTTTGCTTTATTTAACATAATATCGTATGGCGTGATTCCCTGAGATGGTGCATCACCCCTTCTTATTGATAACGCATTCTCATTAGCTTATTGATAATCTATTATCGTTAGCGTAAGTGAGTGCTTACTCCACGACCAGGAAGTGAGTAAGTGCTTACTGGGTAGGTTAGTGGTTGCTTACTTGTAAGTGAGTGCTTACTTTGATGGGGGGGAGGGGGTGTGCGTAGTGTTGTAAATATTTGTGGAGCCTCCTCTGCACTCAAAAAGCAATCTAAGCGTACAACACTAAACAATGGCTATCTGGATTAGGGGAGAAGACGAAATAGGAATGTCACCCGTATTGGGTGGTGTCCTTTTTAAAGGAGAGCCTCTCGTTTATCTAAGTTAGAGAAGGTTGTCAGTCCTTACTCTCCACGCTACTAGCCCCGTTCAAGTCTGTGCTTTACTGAAGAACTACATGGTTCACTACGCTTATCCTACTTGGTCGGCTCAACCGCATAGAGGGGTGGGTGATGCCCCCGTTTGTCTGCACTATACAAGATTCTTTTTCTCGTGTAAAGTGTGTACTAACTTCCAAGACGCATGGAGATTATGGCAAATGGTAAGCGAACTGATGGAGGACGCTCCAGAATCGCTCCGCTCGTTTTAGTCTCCATACTTGTTGGTGGAAACGGTTTGGTTCCGTGGGAGTTTTTCATTGTTGGATTGCGCCCAACCCTGCCTCATGGGAGCCACCAACAACCTTCTTCCTTTAATTGGACAAAAGATGAACGCTGTAGATGCACTTCCTGATAACCTGAAGAAAAAAGGTCGTCCTCGTGGTTCAGGAAAGATGACCTTATCCAAATACGCAGACAACCCCTCTGCACTCGTCTTACCTAAGACTGAACAACAGAAAATCAAAGAACTCAAAGAACTCCTGATAAACAGTGCTGGTTCTAATGTTGTCTACAAGGCAGTTGAGATTGCCATGAATGACGAACACCCTGCTCAAATGGCGGCACTCAAACTCTGTATGGACAGAATGCTCCCTGTCTCCCTGTTTGAGAAAGAAGGTAAACAACGCTCCGCAGTCAACATCACCATCTCAGGCATTGGTGGTGTCAGTATTGGGGAAAACCCTGTCCTAGAGGCAGAAGATATAGAAAGCAAAGATGTCTGATTTGAACTTCAGTCTCCTGCCTTGGCAACAAGAAGTCTTTGCTGATAAAACAAGGTTTAAAGTCATTGCCGCTGGTCGCAGGTGCGGTAAGTCACGCCTCTCAGCCGTTACCCTCCTGATTGAAGGACTGCAATGTACTGCTGGCTCGGCTGTGCTGTATGTTGCGCCTACCAATGGTCAGGCTAGGCAGATTATTTGGGATGTTTTGATGGAGTTGGGCAGAGATGTCATTCAGTCTAGCCACATCAACAACATGGACATCACCCTGATAAACGGAGCAAAAATCTATGTTAGAGGTGCAGATCGCCCAGATACTCTGCGAGGAGTGTCACTCACCTACGCTGTGCTTGACGAGGTTGCCGACATCAAGCCCGAAG